CTACTCATTAGCACTCTCCCTTTCTATTAGTTTCTCTATATATTTCTTGGCCTTTTGTAGGTCTTTGATACCTCCTTTATATTTATATCTTACTACATACTTAATTATATTACCAGATAGGAAGTCAAGGTTTTTATCTATAATAAAGTCCCAAGTCTCTATGTCTCCCTGTGTATAATGCTTTGGACTATTTACTTCCTCATAATCCTCCTTGTCTTGACCAGGCCACCATACAATCAATTCAGGATCACTATCTACTACTTCTTTGGATGCCTCCTCTCTTGGGTCTTCTGCTGTAATACCTTGTAGCTCCATCTCTCTTTTATGCCACTCCTCTAACTCCCTCATCTCATTATACATTTCCCAATACTCTTTACTCTTACTCATTCTCAAACTCCTTATATAATACTTTATGGGTATCTGGAATAGCCTTTAAAATTTTTTTAGCAAATTCTCGAATCTCCCATAGAGCATCTTTACTTAATCTCAAAGACAAGAAGTTCTTTAAGGCTCTAGCATTTATAGTCCAAATGAAACTTGTCTTATATGCTTCAGGAAGACAGTACTTTACTTCATCATTACTCATCCCTTTCCTCAATAGGTCTTGAACAAGTATGAGTTGGTCATAATTATAGCTGTCTACCTTTTCATTCACACTTACAAGAAACTTGCTAAGCTCTGCCTCAGGACAATCCTTCAACTCCTTTAGAGTATATCTTGTAGACTTCACTGAGAGGGATGCCATTCTGTGTCTAGCAAGTTCCTGTAAGAGGGCTCGACTTACTCCTATTACTTCAAAGGTATAGGATGCATGCTCTAGAATAGATTCATGTTTGAGTTTATTACATACTCTGTCTATCCTAGCTTCCATCTTCTCTCTGTCTTTACTACATCCTCTATCATGACACTTGCCTATAGCCCTGTCCAGTAAGTCAATAGGAGTGTATCTTATTAGTATTAACTTGTCCATTATTAAATATCCTTGATAATCTTCTCTATCATAACCTCAGGCCCCTCAAAGTCTCCTGGCTTCATGATCTTTCCATTCTCATCCTTGAGCATACCTTTCATATCATTAGCAGCACATACAGCTAGCATAATGTCATGGACCTTTTGTTCTGAACCTACAAGTTTATATAGACTACCAATAGCTACAAATATTACATCAGCTAGTGCATCTGCTCTGTCTACATCTGTCTTGGCTGTAGCAAACTCATCTAATTCCTCCAAGAGCATCATATACTCATTCACTTGATTGAAATATGTATTGTCTCTGCTCAAATTCCACTCACATACATTACTGATTACATCAAATCTACTCATTATTATTCTCCTTATTAATGAACATCATACCAAGTCCTACCTATTTTAGACTCAGCTTCTATAGGTATTTTAATACCCAACTCTTTGCCTGCCTGCATAGCAGACACCTCCAATAACTCAGCAACCCTCTTTGCATCCTCTTTGTCACACTCTACATTGAGTTCATCATGACTCCAACCTAATTGCTTTACATTTAATCCCTCCTCTTTTAGTTTTTGGTGGAAGACAATCATCCATTGCTTTGAAACATAAGCTCCCAAAGATTGTAACAAAGTATTAGGTGCTGAGTGGGGCGACCTTATGAAGAGTCTTCTTCCTGTGATACCAACAAGATAGCCTCTTTTAGCTGCTTCTGATATTGCGTCAAGTAGTTTGTGCAAACCAGGTACCTTCCTGAGGAATCTTGCTTTAAGAGCTGCTCCAATCTTTGCATTTCCTCCAATAATTTTTCCAATTTTTTCTGCACCTGCACCATAGAGGAAGGCATAGATAAATGTTTTTGCTTGGTCTCTTGTTTTGAGCCCCGCCGCCTCTTGGTTTGAGGTGTGGATGTCTCCTTTAAGGATTTCTTTCCCATAATTTCCCCTATCATATCTATTTAAGTAATGAGCCAAACATCTTAGTTCAATACCACTAAGATCACAGCCAACTAATACCTTATCATCTGGAACAGTAAATAGTTTCCTCACCTCCTTTCCTTTATAAGCTCTGACACTAGGAACCTGAGACATATTTGGTTTCCTATGTGTGGCTCTTCCTGATACTGTTCCAAGGATATCTACTTGGTGATGTATTCTATTATCATCTCTTACTAGTTTTAACCAAGCATTGTCTCCTTCTGCTAGCATGCCCAATAGTTTTTGCACCTCAATGTAGTGGAGAAGAGGTTTCGCCCAAGGTTCATTGGAAAACATCTCCATAAGAGTCTCTGCATCCGTTTTCTCCGTGCCTTTTTCAGTCCTTTTCCAAGCTTGTTCACCGTATAATCTCTCTACCCACCATACAATGTGCTTTCCTGAGCCTGGATTGAACTCAGTAAGCTTGATTTTTTGATGAGGTCCATTATATGTAATACCTTTCCTTTTAAATATCTTTTTGGGAGTAAATACTTTCCCATCTGGAAGATACATAGGATAAAATACTCTATGTAGCTCCTCCTCTGCCTTCTCCTTCTCTTCTACAAGCTCTATGTGTAATTTTCTTGCCTTGTCTGTATCAAAATACCAACCATTTATATACTGATCAGTTACAATAGCTTGAACCTTTTGTTCTACATCTAATGCCTTAAATGGTAGCCATGAGCCCTTCTTTTGTAGATGCTTGTAGAGTCTTAGAGTTACTTGCACATCTCTTTTGCAGTATTCCTCCATCTCCTTGCTATATTGTGTCCAATCTGAATGGTCTCCCTTAGGAAATCCAAGGCGATCGCCCCAAGCTGAGAGACTATTACTAAAACTACTATCTTTGTCATAGTATACTAGCTTTGCAAGAAGTAGAGTATCAACAAGAACAATATTAGAGTCAATACCCATATCACAAATTCTATTAAGGGCGGGGATATCAAATCCAATCCCATTGTGGAATACCAATTTTCTAGCTTCTCTGTTGATATAATCCACCATCTCTCTAGGGTCATACCAAACTCTTTCAACCTCTGTTTCAATCTCATATGTTACTCCTACATACATTTTAGTCAAGTCAAGCAGAAGACCATCAGTTTCTATGTCTAATACAATAGTCTTAGAATTCTGCTTCTTGCTCATCTGACTCATCCCTGAATTCTACAGGCTCATCTAGGTATAACAGCCTGCCAAACTCTTTATGATATACTACTTGGCCTGCTTTACCTACTTCACCTGTGTATCTGTTCTTTAATATTCTGATGGTACCTTTATTACTGTCTTTTTCTGCTTGTTGGTCTCTCTCTAAGGCTACTACACCATCACTTAACTGTGCTATACCTCCTGAGCCCCTTAAATGGCCCAAAGTTACCTCATGACCATTCTCAAAGCCCTTTTCACCTGATGGTCTACGAAGATGAGACACAATTACTATTCCTATGCCTGTTTCTTCAGCAAGACTCCGTAGATTAGTCATCAAATTGTCTATAGCTATCCTCTCATTGTCTTGTACACCTGCTGATACTACTATTGAGATGTGATCTAGGAATATAAAGTCCACATCACAGGCTACAGCAAGAAATCTTAGCTTATTTATTAAGACATCACTATCAAGTGAGCCCCAATGATCAAAGAAGTAGAGTTTATCTGTTGCAATTACTTCTTTATATGCCTTTTCTAGGGCCTCCTTGGGGGTCTCCTTCCTTTCCTCTGTGAGATACACAGGTTTGTTTAGGTGGAGACTCATAAAGCCTAGAGCGGACCTCTGAGTGTTCTCTTCTAGTGCTACCCAGCCTATCTTTAAATTATGGGATGTCATAAAGTGGTATGCTATCTCTCTTACCATTGTTGTCTTACCCATACCACTACCTGCTGTAAATGTAACTAGCTCACCTTTTCTAAGGCCCCTCAGTTTCTCATCTAATCCTGTATAAGGAGTAGTATAAGATTTAGATGTATCTATACTTATTACATCCTCAAAACTTAATTGAGACCCTACTACAATTCCAGCAGGTGTGAATAATTTATTCTCATAATAGGCTTGTAAGACACCAGCTTTGCCTTTATTCTTTAGGACTTCATTAGCATCTTTATACCCTGTCTTTGATACTACATATACTTTACCAGCTGGAAATAATGTTGCTACTTCTGCTGTTGCTTTTCTTCCTGCTTCATCATCATCAAACCACAATAGTATCTTGTCATAACTGTTTAGGAATTCTATATGCTTTGCCAAATCTCTTTTAGCACTCTGGGCCCCATTATTGACAGTCTTTTAGCACTCTGGGCCCCATTATTGACAGAGATGACAGGATATCTACCATCTAATGCTTCTGCTACTGATAGACAGTCAAGCTCACCCTCTGTAATAGTAATTTGTTTGCCTCCAGACCTCCAAAGATGTAATCCAAAGAGGCCCGACTTCTTAGCATGTCCTAACCCACAAACTCTCCTTTCTTTTCTACTCCATTTAGACCTTTCCAAGTTCCACAACTGAAACAATAGGTATGGTCATCATATACACTTAATGCATCACTACTTCCACAGTTACTAGAGCATCACATTGATACTTATCTATAATGGATAGGACATTACTGATGTCTCTCCTCCTAATATCAGGAAGAAAGACAGTATAATAGAGTTCAAAACACTCAAAATAGAAGGGTTCCTCAATTGCACCTGCCACAATCATCTTCATCTTCTTTTTTAGAGTGTTGTTCTCGTGGAATGGTGCATTTCTATAGAGGTTCAAATTGAGAAACTTCTTTTTAATCCTCCTCTTCCCCACCTCAATAGAAATGGGGAGTTTGTATTTGGCCTCTAAAATTTTTGGCATATTTTTCGAGTCCCAGTGATTACCATTTTGTCCCATCCTTCCCTGTCCAACTCTCCCTCCATCCAACAATTTGAGCTAGTTGTTTTCTATACTTTTTACTCAATGACTTTTTTAGTTTAAGTTTACCTTTAGCCATTATTAAAAGTCCTCACTTTCTTCAGTATCAAATGGGGCGGACTCATCTCCAAACCCA